GCATTCAATTTCAGAAATTATAAATGTGAACTTCCACAATCACAAAAAAATGATGCTTTGTATCCATATAAATATAGTATCGCTGTTGAAAATAACTCAGAATACAATTATTTTACCGAAAAACTAACCGACTGTATATTAGCAGAGTGTCTATGTTTTTATTGGGGAGCTCCCAATCTCGAAGATTTTTATCCTGATGCATTTATTCGATTGGATCTGTACGATTTTAGTAAGGGGTTAGAACAAATAAGAACCGCTATCGAGAATAATGAATGGGAAAAAAGATTACCTGCAATTAGAGCGGCAAAACATAAAATATTGTATGATATGCATTTAACTAAGAGGCTTGAGAATATAATAAAAGAAGCAGAATCAGTACCAATATATGACAACAAAATTATAAATCTTGATTACAAGCTTCCCATAATCCCATTATCTATTAAAACAGTATGCATAAACTTACTCAGACGACCAGATAGAAAAGAATCACAAATTATAAGATTTAATGAAGTCGGTATTAAAGAATATAATTTTATTGAAGCTGTTGATGGGAAAAAATTACATAAAAATAAACAAATAGCAAGTTTATTTGTTAAAAACGATTTTAATCATAGTGCGCCGGTCATTGGATGTGCTCTAAGTCATATTAAATCGTGGCTCAAATTGATTGAAGATAAAGATAGTACCGTATATTGTATTTTTGAAGACGATGCACATTTCACGGACAAATTCATTGATTTATATCCAAAAATATTAGAAAAATTATCAGATCCATTATTCGATTGGGATGTTGTATATTTAGGATTAGTTTGTCTCGATGATAAAAATCGTAATAAAAATGACACAGAATTACAAATAAAACCAATAAATAAAAATTTAAATTTGCTTGGTGCAATGGGATATTTAATAAATAAGAAGGGTGCCATTAAAACTGTCGATTATATTAAAAAAATAGGTGTAACTCGTGCTATTGATTCATTTATAAATTATTCTGTAGAAAACTTAAATGTATTTGAAGCAATTCCTCATATCGTATATCAACCCTTTGAAAAAACTATCATAGTGATGGATAGTGATATTTCCACTGACTACTATACTAAATTGGCCGACTAAATATATTTAATTATTTAATTATTATTTTATTGCGTTTTTCCATTTTATTTTATATATTATTTTTATTTATATATAAAATTTTATATTTTTATAATGAGTGATTCACATTCTGGACCAATAGAATTTGATGATTATACCTTTTTCCCAAATAGAGATTCGTTCGGAATGGATATGTATCATATTACCACATCGGATGAAGAAAGTATTTTGAAATTAAAGGAACAAGCCGATTTGGAATCAAATTGTGTAGCTTTTAATACATACGGTTTTTTAAAATATAACATACATAAAACGGATAAATTTATTTATTTACAAACTGTACATTCCTTTACTGATGGCATTTATGTTAAAAAACAACACATTAAAAAACTCGTTAATCAAGATATTGTCGAAAGTGCAAAAAATTCAAAAAAAAAATATACAGTAAAATTAATATGTTGTTGGAGCCAAAATCTCGCAGATGGATGGAATTTTATGAATCCTGAAGATAGTTCAATTAAATTTGTATCAGGAAAAGATATTCACGCAGACTATTATGTTATAGTTAACTCAGTCACATTCGGAGAATATTATGTACCAGAAAGAACAATAATATTTCATATGGAACCATCATTTGTCTTCGCAAATTTAGGAGGAGAATGGGGTAATCCGGATGAAAGTAAATTTTTGAAAGTATTATCACATAAAAATGGTTATAATAATGTTGAATGGCATATTAGTAAGCACATAGATGTATTACGATTTGAATCAAAAGAATCAATTATTAAAACTAAGGATCTTTCAACAGTATTATCAAATGCATATTTTCACAAAGGTCATAAACTGAGAGTAGATTTTACAAAATTTCTCGATAATTGTGACTTGTCAATTGATGTTTATGGTAAATGTTCGGAATTTAATTTTAAAAATTATAAAGGTGAGCTTCCACCATGTCAAAAGGATGATGCATTATTTCCGTATAAATATAGTATTGCCGTTGAAAATAACTCTGAATACAATTATTTTACCGAAAAAGTTACTGATTGTATTTTAGCTGAATGTTTGTGTTTTTATTGGGGAGCTCCTAATCTCGAAGATTATTATCCTGATGCATTTATTCGGTTAGACTTATCCGATTTCAATAAAGGGCTCGAACAAATAAAAGCTGCTATCGAAAATAATGAATGGGAAAAAAGATTACCTGCAATTAGAGCGGCAAAATATAAAATATTATACGATATGCATTTAACTAAGAGGCTCGAGCGTATAATAAGAGAAGTTGAAATTATACCAACATATGATGATCAAGTTATCAATCTTGATTACAAGCTACCTATCGTTCCATTATCTATTAAAACCGTATGCATAAATTTACTTAGACGACCAGATAGAAAAGAAACACAAATTGAAAGATTCAATGAAGTTAATATCAAAGATTATAGCTTTATTGAAGCGGTTGACGGAAAAAAATTACATAAAAATAAACAATTAATGAGTTTATTCGCCAAATGTGATTTTAACTATAGTGTACCGGTCATGGGTTGTGCATTAAGTCATATTCAATTATGGCTCGAGTTGATTGAGGATAAAGATAATGATGTTTACTGTGTTTTTGAAGATGATGCATATTTTAGCGATAAATTCACTGAATTATATCCAGAAATATTAAAACAATTGTCGAGTCCATTATTGGATTGGGATTTAGTATATTTAGGGTTAGGGGAAGTTAATAATAAAAATTATCGCAAGTATGATACAGAAATAAACATAAAATCAATAAATAGAAATTTAAATTGTTACGGTACGGTTGGTTATCTAATAAATAAAAAAGGTGCTATAAAATCTATTAATTACATAAGAAAAAATGGTATGACAAAACCTATCGATACATATATAAACTATTCTATTCAGGATTTGAATGTTATGGAAGTGAATCCTCATATTGTATATCAACCCTTGTATGTAGAAGATGTAATTACCGATAGTAATATATCCACAGATTATTATGTTAAGTTAACTGATTAATTTTTAATTTTTATTTTTATTTTTATGTATTTACAGCATAAATAATTCCTTACTGATATGAGAAGTTGTATCAAAACATTTCGGTAAAAGATTTTTCATTAATTTTTTTCGTTTTTCCAATAAATACATTGGCAAATTTAATTCAGACTGTGGAACAATTCGAACATATTGCGCGTATCTAAATTTATCTGATTTATTTGAATAAATATTATGAGGCAATTCCCTAGTAAAAACCATCAAAGATCCCTTTTTCATAAATATTTTTTGCATATTTTTTGTTAATCCTGTATCATGTCTTATATTATAGTTATATTCATGTTTTTGACACCAATCATGTATATAATTATGAAATCCAACAAAACATTCAAATCCGCCACTATTTTCATTTGTATCTGACAACGCAATAACACCGGATAGTTTTGGATAACCATTATATTTACCAAAATTACCTTCAGATAGCATGTATGTAAGATTCGTCAAATTTGTTGGATCATACATCGCAGGATTTATTGTGTCATTAGCTTTCATCGTTCCAGTAAATTCCCATGGATCAATATCAAAATGATATATATCCTTTGTTTCCCAATCTTTATTTTTATCAGTAGGTCTTAGAATTGAACCCCGATCTAAACATGCAACCAATTGATCACTATTTTTTTCTATGTTTTGTTTTGATGTTAATTTGTACAAAATCTTGAATGCATTATATATTTTTTCATTTTGTCTATTTTTCCAGCATTGTAATTGATTAATTGGTCCTGTATTAACAAATCCGTAAGCATTACTCGAAGATGGTAAACTCAAATATTCACAATCATTTTCTGTAACATGAATATTATCATCGAATTTTTTTAAATACTCATTCATATCTTTCCATAAATCATTAATTGTTAAACCAACTTCATTATCTGAAAGTATGTTATCAAAAATTACTAATCCGTATTTGTTATAAAAATTTACTAATTCATCGGTGTCAAAATTGTTTAAATTGAATGACCTAACAAAACCATTATCAAATGGTATTGCTATTTTTGGATAGTTACTCATGTTTTTATTGTTTTATTATTTTATTTATATAATAATTTGTTCTGTATATAATTAAAATATCAAATTTATTTTCTCCAGACATTTTGAGTACCCCTCATTTCTTCCACAAAATTCCTGTTCCTCAATTCAAATCTTATTCTCTCATAATTACATTTTTCAACATAGTCAGCTTCAAATATTACCAACCTCAAATTATCATAAAAAGTTGGATTTTCCTCAAAAAATGCTTCCAAAAATCCTTCACAATCAGCTATTAATACATTGAATTTCAGATTTAAATTTGTTGCGATTTCATCAAGGGAAAATGATGGTATTGTTGTTTTATCATCAACTGTAAAAGTAGTACCATATCCGTGACAAACATCTTTATTTGTTAAATTAAGTTTTTTGTTACTTATAAAACCTTTAACAATGTGAAAGTCGCAATTGTTGATCTTTTTATTTTTTTCTAAAGCATCCCATACTCTCTCATCAGGTTCAACAACAACTAAATTTTTTTTATTATTTAATTTATTATTTATTACACATGATACTGTTCCATATCTAGCACCTAATTCTAAAACAACATCGTTTTCTTCAACATATTTATTTGCTAATTCTTGTTCTTGTGCTTCCATATGGTAATGGTTCACAATGTTGTTGTTTTCATCATAAAAAATCATAATTCAAATTATATTATATTATATTATATTATATATGAGTACATATTATGATTCATTCTTTATATCCATTGATAAATTAAAATCTTCAAGATCATGAATATCAATTGTTGCCATAATTAAAAATTTAAAAGTTAAACCACATAAATATATATTTAATATATTTAAATATAAATTAAATTATTCAAATATGTGCAAACTACTTGTTTGTGAAAAGTGTAAGAAATTTACTTGGAGTGGTTGTGGCCAACATTTAGCTAATTTATTCAAAGATAAAAAAATAGATGAAATATGTCAGGATGACAAAGAAAAATTCGAACAAATGAAGAAATATATAAAAAAAGATTAATTTTATTACAAATTATTTAATTTTTTTATGTATATATCCTTTATTCCATCATGTATATGTTTCCTTTCTCCCTTTGTTAGTTTTATCGCATAGTAATTACTCCAATCATTGTTCGTCAAAATAAAGTCTATTATAGATTTGCGATCCCATTTTTTATCTATGTGGATTTTGAACATACTTTTTGAAGCATCTTTGGTATTAATAGAATATTTATTACCTATATACATCAGGTAATTTATAATAGCATGTTGCATCAAGTAAGTGTTATATTTGTCGTAACCCAACGTATTAGTTAAAACCACTCCACTGGGTAATAACACATTTTTTTTATACTCTTCGAATCCCAATGTGAATGATTTATCGAATTCGGCATATAAATCCTTTAATAATTTACTATTTTTTGGTGCCATAATAAACCAATTTTCTAAATAAGGGGTTCTATAATCAACAGTTTTCGTTTTTAGTTCATATAAACATATATCAAACTTATTATTTATCATTTCTTTGTAATATTGATCTAAAAAGTTTCCATTAATTATTATTGTGCTTGCATCCATCCATGTTCCACCATTTTTAAATAAAAGATAGATCCGTAAAAAATCAGAAAATCGTATCGGATCTAAATTTCCATATTTTTTCATAAAATTATCATCAACATAACTTCGAACATTCTCTTTATTTAAAATTACTATTTTCCAATCTTTCGGTATGTTTCTTTTCCATGTATCAATATGAGTTTTTATTAATGGATTATTATCTAAATTGTCCCAATAACCATATATAATTTTTGGCAAAATATATGTATCATTATCTATATTTTCGTATAATTTTGGTCGTTTGTTATATGTAAAAATATATAATATAATTATGACGAACAATATAACTAAAAATACAATTGAAAAAATAGTACTTATCATTTATAATTAGTTTAGTTATTATTACATTATAAAAATTAATTAAAAAATAAAAGTCTTAATTTAACTTATTTTCTCTCTGCTCCAATATAAAATCAGTGAAACTACTAAATCCAGATCCTTTGAATAATTTTGCTTGCGAGCATATGAATAAATCAATAATTGCATCCTCGACTGATGTCATTCGATGGGTGTGTTTTTTTTTGATTTTATTATTAACCACTATTCTTTCACCATACTTATTGTAAAACATTTCCTGTGTCATCGGATTATCCGTCGCTAAGTAGACTTTTAATCCATTATTATTTTCTAAAAATTTAAAAAATTCACTATCTGATGTAAAATTGTTATGTGCTTCTGCAAGTTTGATATGATCTGTTCTTCTTACATGAATTGCGATGTAATCTCCTGATTTTTGGAAACCAGATAATTTATTTATAATATTATTTATTCTTGATTGAATTTTTGGTTTTAATTTTAATTTATCGTATAAAAACACATCATGGTAATCTTCGTGTTTTTGATCTCCCACATGATCAATATTTTTTTTATCAACATCGGTCCTCAAGAAAGTAATTCCTTCGACCGGTTCGAAAAAATCCAAAAAAAATCCAGGACAAGCACTATGGTATGTCCATACCACATAAAGATGTTTATTTTGTGATTTTGCGAATTTGTGCCAACTAAATGTGGCACGTAGTCTGTTACATAATCCAGCGACGACTTTTATTGTTATTGATCTCGACTTGTCTTCAATATTAGTATTAAATATTTTATTAGATTCAACAGTTTTATATACATAAATTACTATTACAATTAAAATTAGAGTTAGTACGATATAAATAGACATACTAAATGAGTCAATATTATAATAACTCCACAAATAAATTTAAATTATATTATTCAAAAAATAATATAACTGTAATTATATAACACATATTGAATATAATATGAATATGAACATAAATAGGGGGGGATATATATTTAACAGAGTATATCCGGGAGAACCTGATATTACAACAGTAAATCAAATAAATGAGAAATTAAAAAAAAAAGATTATGCATTTACTGGAACATTTTTGAATATTTTAGAGAAATATTATTTGGTTAACAATTATGTAGCGTTTAATAATTTAATTAAACAAACCTTTAGTTGTACATCTTTTGTTATCGTAAATAATGAGAACTATGTTATATACAATTATTCTGAAGAAAATCCTGATAAAAAAGTTTTAAAATTTGATGATAGTATGCGTGTTGTTGTAGCTAATGTTAATATTAATGATATTATTTTTGATAACGAATTTGCACCATTTAATTATATATCGGATATCAATGACGCTAAATATACTGATGTCGAAAAAATAATCAAGTTAGAATATTTCGACTCAAAAATATTTGCGGCAACAGACTTGATAAAATTAGTAATAGATCAAGAAGAAACTAAAAAAATCACCAAGGATTTATACGGTGCTCTTGGAACATTATCAAAAATAGATAATGTCATTAATGATTTGATCTCGAGCGAATCAATAAGACTATTTGTTGATTTATTATATGATCCAAAAATACATACTGATATTGTTAAAATATATAATGTAATTAGGTACAAGAATCAAAATAATTTTGATAATTTTAAATCAGCTTACTATACAAACCATGAAGACTATGTTAAAAATATTAAAAAGAAAATTAAAGAACTCGATGTCGATTATGAAAATATTCAATTTAATGATATTTTTAATACAGGTGATGCACTTGATAAGATTTGTTTGGCTGTTTTAAATAAATTAAAAACAAACTATACAAAAATATCGATGTTATCAGCAATTAAAAAACCGATTGAATTACGAAAAAATGACAAGATGTATATAAAACAGTTAACTCAGACAATTACCAAAAATATATCTACGAGTTTAAATAAGAATGTGGAAAAGTTAATTACTCAAAATATTTCAAATCCAGAATTAATTTATTCAATGCAATGCGACAAGCTTAGCGTTAACTGTAAAAATGTATTAAATACAGAAAAATTAGTTACAGATTTAAAAGAAGACATTGATAAAAATTTGGAATCGGCTATTAAACACATGAGAACTGATTTTACAGACAATATACAAAACCAAACAGAAGAAATTAAAAAACCACTCGTGGCATATTTTTTGGAAACAGTCATCGATGCAGTCGATTATTTAATGCGTATAAAATTTGTTAATATTTATTGTGAATCTTATAATTTAGGTAACATCATATTGTATAATTATATAGATACCTATCTGTTATCTCAACCACAATTTGTAAACAAAATGTTTATACTAAAAACTTTAGGCATAAATTTATACAAAGAAGGCGATGATCCAAAAGAAAGAAAAATATTTTCAACTGTTGATTTTGAAACATATACTGGTGATAATGCAGGATCAAACGGTGATTGTCTCGAAATTACTATCTTAGATTTTTTGAGGTTAATTCTTTCGGATAAAAATGGTAATATTGACCAACAAAAAATTAAAATATTAAAAAATGATGACATGCGTAACTTTTTTATGGGGTCCAGAACCAGATATGCTATGAGATCACATATTGATGCATATAAAAATATTATTAATATTGCTAAAAATGTTATTCCGCAATTTACTTATAAAAGTGGATATGATTTTGAACCGACTAAAGTAACATTTAACGCTTGTGGAATAAATTTATTCGTTTTCATTTATTATTTTGTTAATAATAACATTCCTGAAACATTCGACAATCAATTCATCGAAACATTTTTTACAGAACTTATTACACAAAATGGATACAAAACAATAACAATCAACTTCAAAAATGCGTCGTCGACAGGAATTCCATTTATAAACATAGATAATAAATATAATTTTGGTATGCCTACTCGATGTGGAGGTAGTGCACATGCACTATGTTCGATTGTCAGAGAAAATATATTCAGAATTATTCCTTCGGATAATTATATGGCGAATTCATTTTTTAATATAATCAAATCTGAATCTGTAGTTAATTTGAGTCCGTATATGAAATATATTGCATTATTAATATACGTTAATTCAAAGGTATCAGCTGCAAAACTAGACGATATATTTGATAAAAAATTTACAAGTTATATACTCCAAAATAAATATATCGATTTCTTTAATTTATTTTTCTCAAATACTGGTATGACATTCTTATGTCAACTAAAAATTAGACGTAAGACGTTCGAAGAAGATGAAACAGTAAAAGATTTATTAATTAGGTTATCTGATTTCCTAACTGAAGTACTAAAAAAGTCATCACAAAAAATAACGTTCGTGAAAATATTCCCGGATTCAGATTATGATATATCTATTTCTCAAGCTCTTCTTACTCCATTAAATTCTTTCCTAAAATATATAAAAGGAAATAAGGATTTTGTTGTTGCTACATTAAATAATAATATTACTTATAGTGCATCATTAACAAATTCTAAATACTATAAATTATTGTCATTTGATAACAATCAATTTATTATTAATAATTATAACTCAGAAGGAATCAGTATTAGTGATATTAAAAGTATTGTGAATATTATTGATCCAAGTATAACTGTTAATGAAACATTAAGTATTAACAAATTTGATCTCCAGAAATTGTATTTAGAACAAATTGTCAATAAATTAAACGATCCGTCATATGATAAAATGGAATTACTAGATTCAGTGATTATATATACTGGTTTTTTGTATGATAAATACATTGATGTCGAAGGGAATAAATTTGTGGTTTCATCTGTACCAATCAAATTTGATTGTGGAACAATGATTGGTGTTTTTTCAGCATTTTCACAACTTGTAGAAAAATATCGGGGATCGTACGATAGTACCAACATAGAAATTAATAAAATTGTCAAAAAATACGTAAATTCAAAATATTTTACTATTAAAGATAACAATGTTAGCTCCATCGATATTTATACATATGTTAGTACGATACAATGGCTCAAAGCTCTCGTCGAATTTCTCAATATGAGTGATCAAAATATTCAAAATATATATGATAAAAATTATTTAACAACAATAATAAAACAAGGTGATAAATACATTATTGATCCAAACATTTCAATTTATTATGATACTAAAATAAATATAAATTCACAATCTCAAATTAAAAGTGGTGGATCAATAAGATCTAATCTTGATGACAAATATTATTACAAATACATGAAATACAAAGCAAAATATATGAACAATAATAAAAATATAAAAAATTGATAATTTATTTAGATTGGTTGTCACATATTGTTTAAACATTTATACTTAAATTTACTTATTTACTTATTTAATAAATATGACAACTTGCAATTCGTGTTGTGATATATCTACAGAAAAGTATCTAATTTTTTCAACAAAAAATTTTAAAGTCGTTTTAGATGAAAGATGTCAACTATTCCCCGGAAAATATGTAATTGTATCGCTAAGGCATCTCCATCCCAATGAAATTACGAAAGAACTATTTGATGAGATACAACAAATTAAGATTATGATGGAAAGAACAATTAGAAAAGTCTTCGGTTTTGGTAATATGGATCATAAAGAAATTAGATTTAATTATTGTAGGCTTGGGAACAGTTTTAGTGATCCACTTGAAGAACATTATCATGAATTTTGTGTTCCAACTTCAAATAATCAATTTAAATGTATAATCAATGGTTTTGAACACAAATTTGATTATCATATTTATGGTAAACCATTCGATAATACAATTAGGAACAATCCGAACAAAATAATATTAGGGTGGATATTAAACGAAATAACAAATAATTTACATAAACAAAATAATTCAGATAATTCAGATAATTCAAATAATTCAGATAATTCAGATAATTCAGATAATTCAGATAATTCAGATAATTCAGATAATTCAGATAATTCAGATAATTACAATACGGATTGCGAGTGTATATCGTGTAGGTTAATTATGCATGAACCAGCCCCATTATTCGAAACGCATTACTTTAAGGTTGTATTGAATGACAAAAATCAATATTGTCTAGGGAGAATGTTCATTGTATCAAAATATCACATTGACATCGACAAAATTAAATTTCATAAGGAAATCATGGACGAGTATTGGTCAATATTGCAATTTGTTGAGAAACTAATCTACAAATTTTATAACGATCCCACCGGACAAACAACACGTATTCATGTATGTCAATTGGGTAATATGAGTGGAAAAATTGGCAATACACACAGCTTCTGGCATATTATACCGCGCACATCTAAAAGTATTACTATAAAATTGCATAATGGCAATATAATAAATTTCAATGATGTATATTGGGGCACATCGTTTAATAACAACATCAAGTACGTTCCTTCGAATGAATTACTTGATTACTTGCGAAATGAATTTATTGAACTTATTTTGCAATCAAAACATTTAGCAGAAAACTTTGCATTCAAAATAGCAAATCCAATTGAGGATCACGATGTGTGCAAAATAAAAGATTGTATGCAGTGTGATAATGCCGAAGCTGATAAAAAATACTTATTATTTAGTACAAAAAATTTCAGAATTATTCTTCGACCAAATGATCAACGTGTTCCCGGAAGATCGTTAATTATTGCGTACAATCATATCCATCCTGATAAGTTTAGAGGCCAAATTGATTTGATAATAGAACAAGCTATTGTCGAGATTTTATTGCATAAAACGTTTGTCACATGTTATGGTTATAAGAGGGCACAAATCATGAAATTAGGTAATTTAACGGCAAACTCTGACGCAGAACATAATCATTTACATTACATGCCGAGTACTGATAATGAAATTGTTGTTAAAATGGATGACGGCACTGAATTAAAAATTATTGATGATCGGTGGGGTAGAGCAACCAATATTAATCCAAAGGAAGGTTATACTTTGGTTCAGAGATCAATAGAAATAATTGATAAAATACGACGAGATTTTAAGGAAAACTTTGTTAATGTTCACGATATTAAATATGAATTATTTGATAACTTGAGAAAGAAAGGTATTGACGAAACAGTTTCGAATAACTTAGAGATCGTATTGAATAAGATAATTTCAGAACTGAATGTACAATTTGACTAATTTAAATTTATTTAATTGTTCATTTATTTATTTTTTATTTATTTTTTTTTTAATAAACAAATTCTTCTTCTCCATCTTCTGAATGATCACTTAAACCATCACTTAAACCATCATCTAAATCTCCATCTTCTTCTGCAATGAAATCATTTTCTTCATCTTTTTCTAAATATGAAGAATCTTCATTGTAATCAACGAATTGTTTCAAAAAAGAAAAAGTAAAAGTCAATTTGTATAATCCTTTTATGTAATACTAAAATTATTATTTATATCATAGAATAGACAAAAAACATAAATATAAATATTCAGTGATTGTATAATAACAATAATAATACTTAATTAAATATTTTGTATATATCAGTTTTCGACATATAAATATTTTTAACTTTATCATTAATTATTTTTTTAATATTTTCTTGTAATTCAGCTAACCAATCATATTTATCACAAAATACATCTTCTTGTAATAATCTTATTACAGAAAATCCATTATTATTTGCACAATTCATTTTATATACATCCTTTTCATGTATTTTATCAGGAGAATCCCATTTTGCAACCTGCTCGAAATGTTGTTGTCCATCTAGTTCTATAATTATATTGTATTCTTTTATAGTAAAATCGAAAGGAAAAAAATTATTCGTTCCAGGATTTCTACACCAATCAAATTTAGCTTGATGAATAATTTGTGGATAATATTTTTTTAATATTGATAACATTTTAGTTTCTGTTTTATTCGTACAATAAGGACACCATGAATCGTGTTGCGTTATGTCATTTACTGATGATTCAAATTCATTACCACAATTTTCACAATTAAAAAAATATTTACGATTAGCATTTAAAAAAACTTTGTGAGGCAAGACAGTATTCATTATACTCCAATATTTAGCTCTATAATGCATTAAAAAAGATTTTCTCATGCAATCGATACAACCATCATTTTCACAAAGAATTTTGTTTGTACAGTAAGCACACCAACAATTTTGTTGTGTGAGATCATTTAATCTTATTAAAATTTCATGAGAACATTTGTTACAATTAAAAATATATTTACTATGTGCTGATTTGAAAACTTTGTCGGGTGATATATCATTTTTATTACTCCAATATTTAGATTTTGGATGTGATTTAAACGATTTTTTAATACAATAATTACATTCTTTGTTATTACATAGTTTTATATTAGCACAATAAGGACACCAATGATTTCCACAGGTTATCATATTTAATCTTGTTTCAAAAGTATGTTTACATTTTTCACAATCAAAATAAAATAATTTACCTGAACTTTTTGATGAATCTCTTGGTTTAGATATATTTTTACTACTCCAAAATTTAGCCTTATCATGTGATGCAAACGATCTATTAAAACAATATTTACATGATTCGATTATACACAATGTTGATCTTGATTTAGGATTAATACACTTTTGTTGATTCATTAGAATATATTCATACTTTAATTAATAAATTTTCGTATTACAATTCAGAATTCAATATTTATGATAATGAATAAATTAAAAATTAATCATGAGTTTTTTTATCATGTGATCCGAGCAATTGCATACGATGCATTAGTTCTTCCCATTTTCTCATTTCCTTTTCTCTTTCAGCTGATTTATAATTTCCAGTCAAAATATTATCCAACCAAGTCCATCTAGCTAATCCTCTAATTAGTACGTCACTTAATACAAATACACCGATGCTGAGTAACCATACATATATGATAGCATCAATACCAATGGCATCAGTGAACCAGCCAAAGCCAGCAAAACATGAAGTGAGAATATCGATGCAAAATACTGTAATAACTAACCAAATGCTTGGACGAAAACTATAGAATGCACTCGCGTGCGTACGTGTTGAAAAAATCATCCAATTTTGAGTAAGACTAATTTCAAGGAATACAACAGCTTGCCATCCATTGGTTGTGTGTTCACCAAACATATCTGAAGTTAGAGCGATTGTATGAATGATAAAATTACCAGCTAAAAGACACAGTGCAATAATGAACGCCCTGAATACTAACTTTGGAAGATTCCACTGCATGGGTAATGAACTAGTTTCTGTTCTATCATAGGCAATCATCAAAACTGCGATATCACTGAAAAGTGCCAAAAATACTACTAGAGTAACAGGAATAATTTCATTGAAAATCAATTGAGATAAAACTAGATAAATTACAAGTTGTAATGAGATAGCGATACGATACTCTGAATACCCATACATTCTATTGAAAATTTGTCTGGATGTCTGAATTGCATCAATAATTACTCCCAAACCTGGAGCCAAAAGAACCATACTTGCCGCAGATCTTGCAACTTCTGAAGCACCCTCAACAGCGATACCAACGTCTGCTTTCTTGAGTGCGGGAGCGTCATTCACACCATCGCCTGAAACTGAGATTAGATGACCTCTGCCTTGTAGAATTTCAACAACTTTGTATTTGTGTTCTGGAAAAACACCTGCAAAACCATCCGCTGCTTCAGCCAAATCAGCAAGTTCCGATCCAGATTTATTTGCGTCTTGAAGATGTTTAGCATCAAACATATTTATTCCCATACCCAATTGATTACCTGTTTCTTTGGCAATAGAAAGTTGATCGCCAGTGAGCATTTTTACTTTGACACCTAAACTTTTTGCTTTTTTAATAGTTTCCGCTGAATCATCGCGCGGTGGATCAAAAAGAGGTAGGATCCCGATAAGTTTCCATTTTAAATCGCCTTCTTTCATTGCAACACCTAATGACCTGAACCCACGTCTAGCAAATTCATCGACTGACTTCTCGTAAAGTACAACAGCTTCATGATCATATTGTTGTTTATTTTCCCTTTCTACCATTTTAAGAACATTATGAACGGCTCCTTTACATGCGGATGTTTGTTTACCAGTATTAGGATCACGGACAACGGAATAAACGTATTTTGTTACTGGATCAAATGGATGAAAATCAATTGATTCTAATGAAGCGATTGATTCTTTGTCAACATTGTATTTTTGTAAACTTTTAAAAATGGCTTTGTCAATTGGTTCCATACCAGCTGTAATCTTTTTTTCCTTTTTACCATTCTTTTTCCTATCATTCAAAGCATGAAGAGCACTGCCAGCAATTGCACATGCACGGAGCATATCAGTAGATGTAGATCCTTCAAGACAATATGGTTCGTTGACAGTCAAAATATTTTTTGTCAATGTACCTGTTTTATCACTGCAAAGAATGTCCACACCCGCTAAAGATTCAATTGATGTTAATTTTGTAACGATAGCTTTTTTCTTAGCAAGAATTGACGATCCGACCACCAAAGTCGTGGTGGTCACAGCTGGAAGAGCGATAGGAACAGATGCAACAGTCAAAATAGCAGTCAAGCTGAGAATATAACTAATAGATTGGTTCCGGTAATAACCTTGTACAAAAATAATGAATATCGCAATGAAATCAACCATAACTAAAAAAATTGCAATTGTATCAAGAATTTTACGAAAATGTGACGATGTCGATGCTTTACTAACAAGTGTTGCAGATTTACCCAAAAATGTATGTGATCCCGTCGCGGTAACAATTGCATATGTTGTACCTCTTTTTACAGGACATGATGAATAAATTGGATCACCCTCATGTTTCGAGACAGGTAAGGATTCACCCGTTAGTGCCGCTTGATCGCATTGAATAAAAGCATCTCTTCCAACAAGTTTCGCATCTGCAGGTACAACATCACCTTCACATATTTTAATAATGTCACCCGGTACAACATCTTTTGCAAGAACCTCAATTTCTACACCATCCCTAATAACAGTCGCATGTAATGCTAGAGTTGATTTAAGTTTGTTTATTACACCACCCGCTTGAAATTCTTGAAAAAAACCAACAAATGCATTTAACAAAAGAATTGCAATAATAATCCCTGCATCGATCCAATCCTGAAGACCCAAACACAAAATCGCTGCGAATTCAATAACCAACTCAATCGGTGAAGTAAAATATGCCAAAAATGCTTTAAAATGGTTTGTTTTTTCTTCAGGTAATTGATTTTTGCCGAATTTCCTTGTTCGTTGTTCTATTTGTTGTTGAGTTAGACCCTTAGCAATATCTGTTTTGAGCAAATCTTCTGGAACACAATCAATATTCATATCTTTACCATCTGAAACAACAATTTCCAAATTGTTATCATTTTCAACCTCATCATCATCATATAAATCTGGTGGAACAACGATCGGATCCAAATTTATTTCGACCATTTCATTATGTTTACTCTGCTCAATATCCATTTTCCCAAAATTAAATCCAATAAAATCCAGTTATTTAAAATTAAAAAGATAATATGTAAAAACATAAGATAGATATCAATATATATGTAAAATCAATTTTTTATATTTTTTTGTATAAACTAAATGACTAACCTCGTGACCTCAACATGCCAAAAATAAAATTCATTACGATATATATAACGAACGCTTTGGTCATATTTATTCTGGGCAAATTAAAAACATCTGGCATAAATGCATTCCAACATAATTTAATGATGAAACTACAAAATGCTACTATAGCAAATAATATAAGTAAATATACTAAAAAAACAAAAAATATTTGTATTTCGGGATCCATTATTTTATATATTATTGTGGTGAATTATATTTCATTCTATGTATATATTACGAGCTTGAATCTTTTAAATTCAAATTTTTAATTAAATAGAATTAAATATAATTAAATAAAATAAAATTGAAACAAAAAAAGATTACAAAAATCTATTAGTTATGTATTTTTAATAATTTTATGCATAGTTTTAATGGTTAAAAAAATATTTAAATGGAATTATAGAGGTAATTACATACATATCGCAGGCACATTCAATGATTGGAAACCAACTCCAATCACTCATAGAGGTATTCATGACAACAAATTACATAAACAGTTTAACTTAAGACCGGGATATTATGAATATAAATTTATCGTTGACGGTGTTTGGTGTTATGATATGTTGAAGCCACACACGAATGACAATCATGGAGGTAGAAACAACTACTTTAGGGTTGAACGTGAAAATTTATTATGTCCAATATGCTACGGAAATAATAAAAATACAAGTATTGTTGAGTTTTATTGTGGTCATAAAGTCTGTGGCAATTGTTTTCATGAAATGGAAATATGTTTCTATAGATGCCCATAAAAATTAAAAAAATTAAAAAGATTAAAATAAAAGATGAAAATTAAATTATTTGTTTATACCCTATAAACCAACACGTAACTAAAACTTCTTATCAACAAAATAAACAAATACAATGAAAGTCGACTTAGCCTACCCAAAAATTCCAGATAGCAGAAATTGCCCACTAAAGCAGTGCGTTGCGTTCGAAAAATATGATGGAACAAATATGCATTGGATTTGGGAAAATTCATGGATTTTATTCGGTACCAGGCGTGATGAATTTTCACTGACTGAAGAAGGTATTAGTGATTTCGATAAAGCGCATGTCGGTTTAGAAGAAGCGCCTGTCGTCTTTAACACAGTTTGGGCTGAAAAAATGGATAATTATATTAGAACTAAACTCAATTCAGAATCTAATTCTAATTCAGAGTCCAAATTACCAAGGGTCGTTCTTTTTACAGAATTTCTAGGTAAAAAATCTTTCGCAGGATCTCACAAAGATTCTGATGAAAAATTTTTGGTTTTGTTTGATGTAGAAATCAATGGTAAAATGTTATCACCTGACGAATTTTTAGATTTTGTTTCGGGGTTAGATCCGTCTCTACAATCAGCCAAAGTCATTTATAAAGGAAAATATTCTTCCCAATTAGGTGAAAATGTACGAGAAGGTAAATATAAAGTCCCGGAAGGTATCGTTGTGAAGGGATTGGTTAAGGGAGAAGTATATATGATAAAAATTAAAACAAACGCCTATATGGAAAAATTAAAAGCATCGTTCAAAGAAAAATGGACCGATTATTGGGAATAAATAAATTAACAACACTCTCTTATATTTATCTTTGTCTTTGTCCTCGCCTTTGTTTTTATTGTTATTGTTATATTTCCAACAATCGGATTAATTGGATCTGGATCGGTTTCTTTAATCGTATCGATGTATTTTTGTTTAATCATTTTAGTTAGTGTTAAAAATGCTTCATCAACATTTGTTTTATCTTTTGCACTAACTTCAAAAAATGGCATTCCGTCAGCACATTCTTTTCCCATTTCATAACTTATTGTTTTGTTATTTGTTAAATCACATTTATTTCCAACTAAAATTGTTACAACATTAGGTGATGCGTGCTCTTGGATATTATTCATCCACCGTTTTAGTCCACTCAAGGAGCTCTGACTAGTTGTGTCATAAACAAGAATGATTCCGTTAGCGTTTCTATAATATGCAGTAGTTATCGATCGGAATCGTTCTTGACCGGCTGTATCCCATATTTGTAATTTAATTTTTGTACCGTCGACATCAATAGTTTTAATTTTAAAATCAATACCAATTGTCGAAACGTAATTTAATTTGAATTCATTTTGGCAATATGCAGACAATAAACTTGATTTACCAACAGAACTATCACCCAACAATATAATTTTTAATAAATGATCGTATGACGCTTCCATATGATAATATCACGATATCAATAATTTTTAGAATATATTTCACAGTATATTCCTGTTTAAGACGTAATTGTCAGACTAATTTAGTCTAATAATATCAAATTTTTAACAAAAAATTAATATAAAATTTTATATATTTACTGTTTATTGTTTATTAGCAAGTTGGGGTGCATGATTCGTTGTATATATCGACATAACCGTATAAACCATCATTTTCACTATTTGGTCCAGCAGTGAAATACAATTTACTGTCTTTAAGTAAAAGACCCCATAAACCGTTTATATTTGGATTTAATATGTCATGGATAAAGCAACCTTCCAATGTGAATGTGTTGATGGCTCCATCACCAAAGTTGCCGACAACAATTCTGTCATCGATGCGAATCATAGCCCATGGAGAATTCAATGGTCCTTGACTTACGAGTCTGCTAAGTAAATTACCATTCAAATCAAATACATTTATATAACCGTTTCCTGGGCCTGCAACATCGTCATGTTTTGCTGGATCTTGGAGAGCATACGAAACATACAATTTATCATGTATGGCCGAAATACCGAAAGGAGCAAAACCTGCAGGTATTGAGGGATCAGCGAAGGCAGTTAATAATATTGGGCTAAAACTAGAATTATATGTATTTACTTTGGCATTACGGAAATCGGTCACGTATATACGATCTCCTAATTGAGCAACACCTTTGAAGACCGAAGGGCTTATACCTACACTGTCATCAATAACGGTAATGAAATTAAATTCATCAACCGATGGACTATATGCGGCAACAATACCAGTTTCAGTTACAACGATCAATTTACTGCGGGCAGTTTTAGATCCGCTTGTTACAGCAAATCCGTAAGATTTGTTCATTGTGAGACCTGATGGATTTCCTCCGTTGGGAACATTATTACCCTAATTATTTAAAATCCAACTTGTCACGTAATGACTTTTAAAATAATTTGCGTTTAATTAATGAAAATAATATTCTTTTTCTAGATAAAATGACATATACATTTGAATATATTA